GAGGTCTTTTTCGATTGCCCGTAATACATGTACTAGTTGTTTCAGTATTTTTGTCATATTGCTAATTCTCCTTATGCTGGCTCTTTGTCGAATTTAAGTGACGTCTGTCGAATAATCGTCTTAGTTGCTGTAGATGGCTCCCAATCGTTGATGAAGTCCATTACCATCTGGTAGTCCTTCTTGCGTAGCATTGACCGAGCGCTCACGTTAGCAATCTTCTTGATTCCACTGCCAATATCCTTGAACAGCTCACCTCGTTGTTTCTGTGTGATATGACCATAGCTATGTGCGACTTCCGACACGCGCTGATTAACACGCCGGTTAAGCGCACTATATTCAGGATTAGGAATAACTTGGTTCTCTTTTAGATCCTTTAAATCATCCTCAACATCATCTAATCGCTGGTTAGTTTCCTCATTGGCGGCCAGCGCCAATTTTGCAAGTTCCCGTGGTGATGTCGGTAATGCTGGCCGCTTAATCTGTTGCTCCATTTCGTTGAAAGCTTCGATGTAATGCAACTTAAATTCAAGTGCTCGCTTACCGTTAAATCCCATTGCTAACAATGTGAATCCATCACGATTCATATAGATAATTGGATATTCTTGACCATTCTGTGGATGTACATATGTTGCCTGATGGAACATTTCAGATTCACTGAGGGTCTGTCCATTTTTGGACAATCCTTTCGATTTATCTCGCAACACAGCAATATCACGTAAAACATGTTGATGATTTTTTCCAAACGCCTTAGCAACTTGCAAGCTTGTCGTAACAGCTTGCTGATTATACATAGTAACCAACTTGTTCATCTTCTGGTTCCCCCTTTAGTCATTGATATTGAGTACCGTATAGATCTTTTTCCTAATGCGAACAGACTTTGGTGACATATCGGCGTGAATGGCTCGATTGAGCTGCTGAGGTCCCACACCAATTAGGTCTGCTAACTCGACTTGACTCATACCACGTTCAAGCAATCGGATTTTAATTTTGCTAGTAATCTCTTTCGCACCACTCAATAATTTTTCCTCAGTCATTTTTACACCTCCTTGTTATTTATTCATCAAGTTCTTGCATTCTTTAACACATTCGTGTAAAATGAAAGTATAAATTAAAGCACAACGAAATATCTCCATCACGCGCCTCACTCGCCAAAGTAGCTGCGCTGTGATATCTGTTTTTTGTCGCTTAATTACTTGATGAATTAATAATAACACGTACGTATAATTTGTAAAGCACTTTTGTGTTATTTTGTGTTATTTTTAATTGTCAAACTTGAAGGAGCTTTGATATGACAACGTTTGACAACATAAAAAAATATGCCACTCTACGTGGATTGAACTTGCGAGATACTGCTACAAAAGCAGGTTTAAGTCCAAATGCTATCTATAGATACAATCAAGGTGTTGAGCCAAAATATCCAACCCTGAAGGCTATAGCTGATGCTTTATCCGTAGATGTGAGCGACTTATCAGATGAATATGCTAAAAAATCTGAGGTTCAAGAGTCTCCAACCCAAAAGACCACGGAGTCAAAACACATTGACGTTGATGATATCGTTAATAGTGTTGCGCCACTTACACAACGTGATCATGCTTTATCCGATGAGGACCAGGCTGCTATTCGCGCGCTTGTCAAAACTTACCTTGAAAGTAAGGAAGGACAAGACCGACTACGTAAGTATGGTGGTTACGATAATAATGGTAAAAAAACTGACGGGAAATGAAGTGATTAGATGATTTATGACACCTTGCAAGAAGCGTTGACTGATATGGAAACGTTAGGAACTTGGGACCCTGATCGTCTAATCCGCTATTTTGGGATTACTTACCATTATACTAGTGACTTACCAGATAACATCAATGGTTACTCACTACCGTTGACTAGAACCTTTTTTATCAATGAAAATACTAAGTCACCCATATTTGTAAAATGCCATGAGTTGCAACACTGCTTACTCGACCCAACCGTTGAGCCACTCATCGATACTAGTATGGTCTCAAATTCAAAAATAGAATCGCGTGCGAATCGTGGTGCATTCTATATTATGATTAAGAACTACCTAAATACGACTGATATTGAACCCGACGACTTTAACATTCTCAGGTTCGCTGAGAGCTACCAACTCGAAACCAAACATTTATTATTTATTCGAAACGTGGCTGAACAAGAACTGGGTATTAAGATTAGTCAAGGCGTGTTTAGTCTATAAAAAACGCCCCACTGCCGCAAACAGTGAGACGTAGTAGCCAATGATATTGATACACAAATATTATTATAGACCAGATACGGATGTCGGTAAAAGCTGGGGAATTTGGAGGAATTATTGTAATGAGAAAAATTATTATGGCCGGTTCTGTTTTATTAGGGGGATTGTTACTTGCAGGATGTGGGAATTCTAGCAGTAAATCTTCAAGTTCAAATAGTGACCTAAAAAAAGAAACCACATCGCAACTGAACAAAAAATACACTAGTAAAATTGCTGAACACGCTCAAGAAGGAAAGCTAACTAGTGATGAAAAACTAATTATTGAGGCGCATGACAAAGTTCAGGCACAGAAAATTGATAAAACTAAAGCTAAATTTGTCGGCAAAACAGCAGTATTTCCAACACGCGGTACCGTAGAAATTGCAAATGTAGCAAAGGTACCTACCTATCACGATAATGCTAAGACCGGTAAAGAGGCTATCGTAGTTGTAGCAAAAATAACCAATACTTCTAAAAAAACACGTTCAACCGATAGCATTCAAACAGGAGATAATGAAGATGCTAATTTAGGATTAACTGTCTACCAAAATAGTAATTCCACTAAAGAAAATTTATCTGACGATCATGAGATTGCTGATTCCAACGATTTATATAATGATGACAACAACAAGCTCACGGATAAAGACCTAAGCTTCCATAAATTATCAATTTTGCCAGGAAAGTCAGTAAACGTTGTGTATGAAGCATTTAACTTAGTGAATAGCAAAAATCCGCTTATTTTTAAAATACAGGACGGAACTGGAGAATCCAATTCATCAGATGTGTTGAGCGGACATAGTACAGTCAAAATTCCTATGAGTAATGTTAAAGAAGCAACAATGTCAAGCTTAATTAATTAGGAGTAATTGTAATGGGACTACTAATAATGATCGTCATCTTTCTAGCACTATGGAAGATATTAGGAACACTAGGACACATCTTTTTACCAATATTGGCCGTGCTATTTATCCTGGCAACCTGGATTCCTTCACAAGCAATCGTTATGGTAATTTGGGTGCCAATCGCGATATTATATTTTATCGGCTTGGCCGGGTATAAACATGCTAAGTAGAACTAGTATAAACATATTTTAATCGGGGAAAAAGCTATGGAATTGTATGTAGGAACTTACAGCACACACGTGTTCGACCTAAACGTTGTAATTGGCATCATTTGCTTCATAGCGCTAGTCGTCATGTTAGTTTACTGGATCCACAAACGAAAGTAGCACTCTCACCCACTACCAGCCTAGCGGGCAACATGCGAGCGTAGTTCAACGGTAGAACACAATTGATAATGCTATATTTGTGGCGCCTCCACAGTTCCATTTATTAACGCAGGTTCGACTCCTGCCGCTCGCATTAATAAAATGAAAGAAGGAAATACCATGGGCAGAGAAATTTCAAAGTATGAATTAATTGAGCTTGTCACTAATGGTTTAACAGCCTTTGTAGAAGCAGAGGCTATTCTTCATTTAACGAAAGACACATATTCGGAACAAGAATACATCCGTATGCTTCAGGCAATGAAGCAAGATTTATCTATTCGTTTAGAACAAAAATAATTGTAGTTAATCAAGTGCCAATTTGATTTCAAATTGGCCATTTGCGAGCGTAGTTCAACGGTAGAACGGTACTCCTTTGAATTGCTAACTACCTACTTACAGATGCAGGTCCGACTCCTGCCGCTCGCGTTGCAACAAAAAAGCGCATCCCCACCGGTCAAAGTTTGAGATGTGCTTATTAAGGAGGTGATAGTGATCATGAGTTAATTAAGCGTAAATTATACTTAAAAAAGTACCATCACCTCATAAAATCAAAGGAACGATACCTAATTAACCATCCTAAGTTGACGAGAATGGGATTCACTCGTTTTCACTACTATCTTCGGAACTGGATAAGCTCGTTGAAATATCATCATTTCCTGATAAAATTCCAATCTGTTCTACCAAGCTTCCCAGGAATGTCATAAAACCACCTGCTCCGAACAATGAACCGATGATTTCATGATTGTTCATAATTAAGATAAATGCTCCAATTAATAACATGACTGTCACGGCAATCAAACTAAACAACACTATCCATGCCATGCGACCACGACGTTTTTGCCGTTTGGTTTCTAGTAACCGCCGGTGCTGTGACTCCTGTACGCCATTCTCAATAATGAGTTTAGCTGCACCTGGATCTAATTTCTCATACCCTTTCAAGATACTTGGATGTGGAATCGGGCCAGAATACATTTCTAGCTTAGCAAAAATCTGTTCTTTTTCCTCATCGGGAAGTTCTTGAAGTTTATCTAAAATTTCTCCTTTCTTCTCAGGAGTGTTAGAATCTCTTTTACTTTGATTTGAGGGCTTTTCGCTGGGCGAGTTGTTTGTCATACTTTATTACTCCAAACTCCATATCTTTACCGATCCTTTTCCAATCGTTAGCTATGGCCTGCTGAGCAGTTCTATTTTTCTGAAGTTTAAGGGGTTTCCCCATACCTGTGTTCATCGGGATAGATAAGCTTTTAGATACCGATTTTACAAATTTGGAGCTTACAGAATTAGTCGCCCTCATCAAACCAGTAAAATGAAGCGAGTTGAAATTTTGCATTCTAAATCCCTCCTTCCAAGTACCTTCAGTTTATGGCACTTTAAAGAAATTGGCAAGTTAAGTATCTAATAAATAAATTAAAAAGCACATCCGCTCCCGCCAAGAAGATGGATGTGCACCTGAACTATTACGCAGGACTGGTGCGCCCTTTCAGCCCTTCTAGTATATCACAAGGAGGAATTTATTATGGCACAAATTAAACGTGTGAAAAAAGGTTACCTAGTAAGAATTTCGTATAGAGATCATGCAGGCAACTACCTAAGTAAACGAAAAACATTCACCCGTAAGCGAGACGCAGAGGAATTTGCTAACTCATTCGAAGTTAGTAAATTTTCTGGTGAACTAGAAAAGAAGCCATCTATTGAGTTCTCTAAGTACTTCTATTCGTGGTATGAGACTTACCGCAAGCCCAATCTCGCCTATATCACAACTCGTCGATATGAATTAGTCCATACTGAAATAGAAAATTACTTTGCTCATGCACGTATTGCAGATATTACTCGTAAGGATTACCAAAAATTCATAAACCAATATGGCAAAAATCATGCGAAAGATTCAGTTAAGAAACTGCACAATTTAATTAAAGCTTGTGTTGGCAATGCTGTTTTTGAAAAAGATGTTGAAACTGACTTCACTTATAACGTAATTATCACTTACGACAAAAATCGCAGTCTTAAGATTGATTACCTAAGTCTAGCTGAGATTAAGCAACTAACGGCTTATGTACAGAATCACCTCAATCCTCGTTACACGTCACAATACATGATCATGACTGCCATCTTTACCGGGGCACGATTAGGAGAAATCATGGCACTAACTTGGAAAGACATCAATTTCACGTTCAATACTATCTCAATAAATAAATCATGGAACTATGTTGAAGGCGGTGGATTCAAGCCAACCAAAACCGAAAGCTCAAATAGAACCATCCGTGTTAACAAACAATTTTTAGATAGTCTGAAAGCACTTAAGGTAAATAACCGAGAAATGGTATTTGAGAACGTTGCCCATGAAATCCCAACCTCTAACGGCGTTAATAAAGTTCTACGCTCTGACTTAAAAGCATTGGGCATCACACGAAAAGGATTCCACTTTCATAGTCTGAGGCACTCTCACGTTGCGTTCCTGCTTTCTCAAAACATTGACCTATACATTATATCGAAACGTCTTGGTCATTCTGATATTGGCACCACGTCCCGGATATACGCATACCTAATTGATGAGTATAAAGCACGCTCAGACGAAAAAATTTCCGGCTCCTTAGATAAACTTTTTAATAGCCCACGGGCTGAAAAAGAAGCGAAAACTAGTATTCATTTTTGATAATAAACATTCATTAAATTGCATAAATAGCAAGTATAAAAAAACGTGTTTTTTTAAATTTGTCTTTGCTTGTCGCTGATGTCTTAAAAACGCTATTATAACAGCATTTCCTATGTCTGCCTGGGGCATAATTTGGTAAACTAGATGAAGTTTGAATCCTGTTAAACGTTGATTTAACGGCATTCAAGCTTTTTTCATTTGTACTAAAAAACACTACTAATTTCAAAAATTTGTCTTTATTTGTCTTTAAGACATAAATGTATACTTCTGAATATTAGTTATTAAAAAAATCCCCCACGCCGAAGCGCAGGGGAATTAATCAAGTTATAACTATCATCTAGAGACAGATATTATTATACTTATTGCTTACTACTCTGTAAACCCTAGTAGTTGTCTCATTAGTTATATTGACAACTAATTATGCTAAAACTAAAATCGCACTAACCAAATACACGGGTAAGTAATATAAAAAAATCTTCCGCCCATCAAAGCAGAAGATTATCCTCATAACCTCTGGCATCATTAGCTGACAATCTTGGAGGGATTCGAAAGCCATGATACTAATAACAGGACAAAGGACATAATAACGCTGGTCAGTTTATATTACAATACCGAAAGTAGTCTATACAAACATATTAATAAGTCCTTGTGATATTTATCCACTTTGAGGTATAATCATTATTGTTCCCTTCTTAATTCCTAGGGAGTAGAACACCCATTTTATTTATTTAAACCTTGAACCAGCCTTGGCTGGTTCTTTTTGTATATTTCTGTTAATAAAAGGATCCCCCACACCGAAGCATGGGGGACTAGAACAGTTCACGATTATTATACTACTTTTAGCTTGCTTGCGAGGCAGATTCTGACGTCGTTTCGGCATCTGGCTGCGCATTGCTATCCAAATTAGCCACTAGCGATGACGCTAAAGTGGCCGCTGAACTAGCCGTGGCCGTGTCGCCAACTGCTGCCGCACTAGCCGCTTGACTGTAAGCAGCCACTATTGCTTGTGAGGCTTGGGCTTCGGCCTGACTAGCCGCAGCTGAGTTAGCTGCCGCAATCTTAGCTTGCGCTTCTGCCAGGGCTTCCACGACCGTTTGTTCCGTATAAGCTAATGTGTTCGACTTAGTCTTGATTGTGTTACCTGTATCTTCCAAAATAGAATTATCCGTAATGGCCCCGACAAAAGCTAGGATTGCCCCCATGGCGGTAATCACTAACACAACTGCATTAGCGTCAATCTTAACACCAAAGAAGACCGTTGCGACAGCTAAGCCAATAATCAACACGGACCCGATAATCTGGGCCCAATAAGCGGGCTTCTTGTAGTTAGCTTTGAGTGTTGCCTGAATTACATTTAAAAATTTTGTCATTGTTTTCCCTCCTAAAGGAACTTTTCTGCGATGTAAATAACTAACGTGACGAGCACGCCACTAACCAAGACACCGATCAGCCAATTTTGAATAGTTGTAACACGGTCAATTTGATGGCTAGCTTCGATGGACTTGGCCAGTGCCTTGTCCGCTTTGTCGCCAATATCGTCAACTTGATTCAATTTTTCTTCGATGTTCTCAACTTTCGTTTTGGTGGCGGCCACATCCTTTTGAATATCCATTAATAACTTAGTTGTATCGTCGTATTGTGCCATCAGTAGACCACCCGCTTCCCATAGTTATGCCCGTTGGTGACTCCTAGTTTAATAAAGCCGTACAGGCCGTTTGAACGGGTGTAACGTGCCCATACATAGTCGTGTTCGATAATAACCGCGTTGTAAGTTACACTCTCGCCCTTGTAATAGGTAGCCACTTGACTAACTTTGTCGCTATCCGTGTATCGTACGGCCAGAGTCCGATTAGGATAGAACACCCCGCGCTGGTTGTATTTAACGACCTTAAAGGTGGCCTTCTTAGCTGCCTGAGCCTTCTTAACGTTGGTTTGAGCTTGTTTCTTGCTAGCAGTTGTATAGCCTGATTTAGTAATGCCCGTTAAATCGACATTGCCGTCTAATCCAAATGCTTTATACATACTCGTAAACTGGAAGATAGCCACGCCGTCCATTGATGGGAACCAGTTGTAATCCGGCTTAGTTCTAACCAAATAATCCGGATACTCAGCTAGCCATAGACAGCTACCATAGGTACGTACAATGGCACTCACATTAACATGTGCACTTAGATAATCCTTACCACCATAAAGCATTGGGGTATAGCCAGCCGCTATAATTAACTTAAATTGAGCTTTAATGACATTAGTGTTGGCTGTCACGCTATTAGAAGCACCGTCCTCATAGTCCAACGCCACAATACTACCCTTGGGCGTCTTAACGCGTGGCAAATAATAGGCCATCATCGCCTTGGCGTTGGTCATATTGCCACCAACCCCGTCCCATAAATAGGTGTGCACCCGTTTACCAGCCTGTTTAGCACTGGCAACTTGGCTGTTATAAGTGGTCTGAGGAATGTTAGTCCCACCATAAAAGCCACCCGCCTGTGAGAGTACGAACTTATCGGTACTATAGCCGAATGTCCCACTATTGCCGTTATACTTAGACCAGTCGACCCCTTGGTCACGACTAGTTGAAGCCTGACTGGTAACATTGACCATTAAAAAGGCCATAAAAATGGCGCCCACCGTTAAGATGAGTGCCTTTAACTTGTGCTTATTCAATTGTCTACCTCCTATTCAAGACTACTATTAATTTGGAACTGTAATGTTGACTCACTCGGGTAAATTGACGTTCCGGTACTATCAACCACCCATACTTCTAGCTGATAATCTCCCGCTGTTAAGCCGGTCATTAAATCCGCTGTTAAAGCCAGCACAATCTGGCCAGTTGTTGGATCCGTTAAACTAGTTGGGTCAACTGTGGCCGATTTAAGATAGCCACTAGTATTGCCCAGTTTAACGGTAATTGTAGTGGCATTAGTTAAGTCAGTGGCCACATTATCATTGCCACAAATTAACGTAAAGCTAGTGGTGGTATCGCCAATTTTAACAGTCTGTGGTGAAGTATCGGTAAAACTAAGCGTTTTCGCCATCTTTAGGTGCCTCCTTCTCAGCCAACTTGGCATTGAGCTGGTCAATTTGAACTTGCGCCATCGCTAATTGCTGATCCTTAACGGCAATTGCTTGGGCATAGTTACTCGTCATCTTATTAATTAAAGCCTGTGCATCAATATTCATATATTAAGCCTCCTTTGTGGTAGTTGTCGTGGTTGTGGTAACTGGCTTTAAAGCAGTCAGACTATCAATCAGTGTGGTTAACACCTTTAATTTAACGTTATCAGCGCCCCCAGCACCTCCAGCAATAGCAGTGTTAAATTCATCCATGGTAATGCTGACCTGTGAACTGATACCAAGTGTATTAATCTGAATGCTGATCGTCATAATGTTGTTCGTGTAATCCGGTTTATAATTCGTGATTAAAATGCTATCCATTTAATTTGGCCTCCAATTTGTTTAATCTAGCTTCTAGTTCCATGTTGTGACCGTTTAATTGGTCAATTTCTTTCTGCTGTTCTTGCACCGTGGCTAGGGTGGCATTTAAAAGCACACTATCATCCACCCCACTTAGCTTGCCGTTTTCATCACGGGCAATAAATACGTCTGGCAATTGCCATTGCTCAGTGTCGTTCACGTCATCAACGATTGAAGACAACCTAATATGGCTAGTATTATCGTCAGTTTTGTACTGATAAGTAGCTAGGTCAATTGAGTTAACTAGCTGTGCCCAATAAGCTGTATCAGCCTTTTGAACGTTCTGTTTAACGCTTAATAAGGACGATTTAACTAGGCTAGTATAGTGAACAGCACCAGCATAGATGTCAACTGTGCCACCTTTGCCCATGGCAAAGTGAATAGCGCCGTTATCAACACTGGTAAATGTATGGCCGGTATTGATGTGGAAGTTACCAATATCCAGTTCGCGATGCAAGAAAATATTGTTAGCACCGGCAGTGTCAATACCGAAGTCAGCAATATCATTGCTATTAATATCTCTAATTCGCCAATAAGAAGAATTCGCTTGTGCATATATATTGCCATAAGCATCCATAGTAATCCCGTTACTGCCAATATTATCGGCATTACCAGCAAAGTTTATTTTTTGCGTTGGCCCGTATAGATAGATTCCTGAGGCTGGTGTTACGTTAACATAGCCTGTGATTGTCTCCGGATTGGAAAAAGTTGTATCTTTGGCTGACGTATAACCTGATTGTGACTCAAAGCCTTGACCGTTAATTACTGAATCATAAGCTAAGTACTGCCCACTGCCGATCATTGAGCGATATTTATAGCTAATCGCCCCAGATTCAACGCTTGATTGCAGTCCAACCGCACTGTCAAAGTACGTTGACTTATACGCCCCGTCTGGCGTAATAGTCATTGGATAATATTTAGCGGTGTTATTGGCATTGCTAATAATGTCGCCACCATGGAACGTTGTCCCATTGATAGTCGAACCATTAATCGTACTAGTATTGATTGTTGGCGAGGTTAATATGCCACCAATAAGTGTCATATTTTTAGCTGTTATGGCACCATTTTTATCTACTGTGAATGTTCCGTTATTGGTACTAAACGTGTTAGCCGTGATATCTGCTGCTGTCAAAGTTTTGTTAACTAAAACCGTATCGAGGTTTGCACTTGGAATGATAACTGGCTTCTTAGTATCAAAATAAACAGTATCAGCAGATAGTGTTAACTGGCCACTTGAAGAAATCAGCGTACTGCCAGCTTGGAGATTAATCTCATCAATTAACTCATCTTTCGACACTTTGATTAAGACATCATCAGACGTTTGCGCGATCATTGAATCTTGACCGCCGTATACGTAAGGTGTAGCCGTATCACCGAGTTCTAGTTTTAATTCGGTAAAGAATAACCCAGAAGAGGCACTATTATTAGACCCAATGTTGTCAACTCGAATATAACCTTCGTTATCATTAGCACCAGTCGTAAAAGTAACCGTATACTGGTCAATCTGTGATGGCGAAGTCACTAAGTTTTTAAAGAGCCCATGAACTGTGTCATAATCACTGGTGGAACCATAAGCCCTAGATAGTAAATAAACGTTTGCACCGACAACGTTAGAAGACGCAAAAGCTTTAAATTGAAACGTGTAGGTTGTATTTGGCAATAATGGGAACCGATTTGAACCAGCGGCAGCAGTACCATTTTGAGCTGTATTTAAATAAAGCAGTGCCCCGGTGCCGTTCTGGTAGAAAGTATGTGTAGTCACTAATAGTTTCCGGTCAGTTGCCCCCCAGTTCATTAATGTCCAACCAGTAAGTGGGGTAGTAAAGTGGCTTGAATATGGAATTAAGTTGGCATTATTAGCATCGGATTTAGAAGCTTTACTAGCAATTAAATCTTTAGTTTGTGTTTTATAGGTCTCGTAATCGTTATCAGCAACCTTAGTAGCCAACCCGTTTGCTAACTCTGCAATCGTCATTGTTGATCCATCTTTTAAGGCCGTTACTGCCTGACTAGTGGTTTGATTGTTTTCAAAGGCCGTCTCGGCTAGTGCCCCTGTACTATCAGCAGCAGACTTAGCAACAGTTGCGTTAGAGTCGGCAACAACGGCTTGTGAGCTAGCGGCGCTAAACTCATTATTAACGTAATCATCTAAATTTTTCTGAACCTTACTTAGAGCCGTATTATAAGTGCCGGTTAGACTCTTATAATTGTCCCGATTAACGTCACTAGCTTTAGTGGTATCCGTTAATATAGCTGACATGAAGGTATTCAGATTAGTATAGGCTGTCGTTAAAGCAGTCGTACTGATACTGGCCTCTTTAGCCCGGGCTAGCACTACATTATACTGACTAGTTAATCCAGCATACTGTGAAGCCTGTGTCTGCTTTTCAATGACGCTCATTAAATTGGGATCGTTTAAGTTGGCAACTCCACTAGCCGCATTATCAGCCGTATTTTGAGCATTGATAATCTTAATACCATCATCGGTTAAGATGACTTGAGTTGCATTAGATTCAGCCATCTAATTCACCTCCCTTCTAATCGGCCGTGCTATCATTTTCATTGATTGTCCCTTTATCAATCACACTAGCTGCCGATCGTTTCGTAATGGGTATTGTGTATACCTTTTCCTTTTCAGCTGAATAGGGGTCAATTTCTAGTACCCGGGTGTTGAAGGTCACTAACAAGTAGGCCTGTGTGCCCTGGTAAAAGACGTTACAAGTTTCAACTTCACGGCTTTCATCGGTTAGGTTGGGTAAGACCATATCATTGTCAAAGTAAGCTTCAAACTCGGCTCCTTTATGCACAACATTTAACGCCCACACTTTATGGGGATCGTCAGTTGTTTCAGCTTCACCACCACCGGCCGCAAAGTAGAAGTAAGGGAAGTCCAAACATTCAGACTGGTAAGTGTTCTGATTAAAATCAATCCCATAATCGGTGATGTTAAAGTTGTATAGCACGTTGTAATTACCAGCTAACAGGTCACTAGCTTTGAGAATGTCAGTGGAGCCATCTGAATAGCCAATTGAGACTAGGTCATGTTGGCGGTCATAGTTAACGCGGCCGTAACCTTTGAGTGCCATAACCTGTTGCACGCGACTATCAGTAGGCTGTAACGTTACCCCGGCTACATAAGGAAACCGCACGAGCATGTAATTACCATCGTTCTTTAAGCTGACAATCGACCAAATATAGACCGTGTTATTAACCTCCTGCACGCCGAACGTCCCACCATGTTGACCATGAATTTGTAACATCACTGACTGCACGGCAAACTTGCTATCCTGTAAAGCAAACATGGTATCACTAGACCCACTGTCATCACGAGCCCGACTAGTTAGGTACTGCCCATTGCTTAAACGTGCCATATATTGAGTCGCTGAATGCGCCCCATTATCATCAGGGCCATAGACGCCTAAATAGCTGATATTAGTGGTGTCTAGCTTAATCTCGGGGTCATCTTGGATATAGTCGGCTTCAATCGTGCCGTGTAAGGTACCCACAGCGTTACTAGCCGCATTGATTAAGTAGCCCGTTTGTTGGTAGCTGGTGTCAACAGTGCCATCGGTGTTATAACGGCGCCAGATAAAGCCCTTGCTATCAATATAGGATGAAATATTAGTGCTACCTTCCCAAGCTTGTAAAATTAGTCGTTTAGTCTGCGTGGTATCCGTGAAGTTGTTACCGTCAGGCGTTAAAGCGACCGGTTTAATCGAACTAGCGTCCTTCTTAGCAGCGTCAACCGCCTTACTGAGTGCGTTCTGATACTGTTCCATCCATGCTGGGGTGGCTACTTGAACAGTTGTATACTCGCCAAAGCCAACCGTGTTGCCATCTGGGTTAGCAAAGCTAATTGTCCGTTGAATAACACGTCCACTAGCGTCTAATACGGGCTCAATTAACTCATCTTTAAACCTGATAGTGGCACCTAATGGTGGATTGAAGTCGGGCGTTACAGCAACCTCATAGTAAGTCCGCGGGTGGTTGTACAGTTTAAGCATATCCTGAGCCCATGCTTTCAAACCGGCTGAATTACTAATCTGATTAGCGGTAATAATGGCTTCGTAGTACAGTCCAGCTTGCCAATCAGGGTTATATTGCTGGTTAGCTTCATCATCAACGATGTAGGGCTTACCATCATTAACCGAGGCGATTGTGCTACCATTAGCCCCATAAGGAATCAGCTTAGTAACAGGTGTTGAAACGGTTGTTCGTTTAATGCTAGTCATGTTTTTACCGAATACGGCCTCGTTATAGACCACATCATCGTTCAGCTGGTCAGTAATGACACACACTTTTTTCGTGATATTCCCTTGTGAGTCAATCTCAACATATGGGTCAATCTCGACATCATACGTTTGAATTAGCGTCTGTACCAACGTACTAGCTTTAGTCTTGCCGTCAATGGTAATAGATGGTGTCATTACATTAGTGGTCTGGTAGTCCAGCGTCCATCCAGTGGCATTAAAACACTCGTTAAAGGCTGTTTGAATCGTGCTTGCACTGGCAGTAGTGGCTACTGGGTAATGATGAGCTAAACTGTACAAGCATAGGTTGGTAAAGTTAGCCGTTGTGACGTGTTTAACAGCAGCGGTATTGTTCTCTTCCACGCTGTATATGCGCATGACGTACCAATGACCTGATAGCTCGTCATAATAGGCAAGATTGTTACCAGCCACCACTTTATCTGAATCAGGCTGGCCTTGAAGCACGTCTAATGAACCTTGATGGTCGAACTTCTTAGACTGGGCATTTAGATTAATCGTGCCATCAAACGTGTCACTGGTACCCACATTAACGTCATCATCATAACTGGTGCTAGTTGTGTCTGAGTCGGCCAGTTGAATCTTGACGCTGTCATTAGAGAACTTAGTGGCCCCATCAACGGTCAGGGTACCAATCCGCTTTAAATTCGAATCTAGGATTAAATACTGGTTATTTAAAGCCATCTGTTAACCTCCTTATTTTAGTTATGTAAAAAGGCCACCCTTAACGGGAAGCCTTTAAAGTGTTGCTATAGTAATCTGGGTAGATATTTAAGCGTGATTTGCGCGTCATCTAAGTCACCAATCATCGTCAGGCTATTAACCCCCGGGCTAAGCTTGGGATAGTCCGTTGACCAAATGGGACTAGCTAGCTTACCGCCAACCGTGGTGCTATCAGTCTCACAATTCAGAACTATCTCTTGACCAGCACTAGCAATGTACTTAGGTGCGTCCTGAGCCACGTCATTAACTTGGTAGATGTTTAGGTGAGTGATTGATAGATAAGGGTTCTCATAACCCACATTTTCGTCATCTTCGGCAATCGAGTGCTTAAAGAACACACCACCAATGCCACCTAAAGCAGATTGATAATTTGAATTAGTGTCAACAAATGTTCCATGCACAATCAGGAATCGCTTAGGGTCGGTACAAGGCTGACCGGAATGGCTACCACTCGTGTAGTATTGCGTGATTGACCAGCTAAATACCTTACCATTTTTGATTAGGTCTAATTGAAGCCAACTAGTGCTTAGTGCTGATTTTTCTTCTTTATTAACCACGGTTATATAATTAGTGACCGTCTCTTTAACTGACTTAGTGGTAACCTTGCCAGTTTTAGCATTCTTCGACTTCTTGGTGACCGTCTTAGTCGTTGTCCCAGTCTTAATTTTAATCTTCTGGTCTTTACCGTTGCTAGAGCTACCTGACGGGCCTTTACCATTGTAGAAAGTCTCATGTTTACCATCACCACCGGCAAACGTGCCACCCGGCTTAGTGATTTGTAGATAGCAAGTTGGGGTACCACCTGAACTAGAATCAGCTAGCCCGAACCGGCCGATTGTGGCTCCATTAGGGTCTAATAACAGGACTTCTACACGCCCCATCGCTCGCCCATTATGGGTACCTGAGTGCTTAATATGGTGGATTCTAGTGGTTACTCGATAGTTAGTTAGGCTGTTAGTCATACCAGTAAATCGAACACCGGGACCATACCAATTGGATTGATGGGTACCATATTGTTTAACGCCGTTTGAAAGCTTAACCATTAACACTTGGCTGTCCTTGTTTGAATCCGCCTCACCTTGATAAATGTAGTCACCAGCAGTCTTCATCTGGGCAATAGCGGTACTATCATTAGTCCACTCAGCCATAGTATTTAATACATCACTGTTCACAACCTGCGTATAAGGCTGTACGGCCACTGCTTGGTCTTCATCGCTATCCGGACCTAAGTCCATATTCACCACCGTTTAAGGTAAAGCCAATGTGCTTTAAATCCCGCTTAGGTACGATCTGAATAACTGGCTCCGTTCTAGCGGTACCATCAACAGTGATTGTATTTAGCCCATTCTTTAAGGGCGTTTCAACCTGTGGCAGGGTTGCCCGTGGGTCCGACTGCACAAAGGTAATCGTTAGTGTAGCGTCCCACGCCCCCTGGTTAATGAACTGTGGATCGCTAATCGCAGTAATATGCCCCCAGTAAGTCACTTTGGGTTCAAAGCCAAAGACTAGTGGGTACTCTTTACCATTATCACTTGGATCATCACTTAGCAATAAGCCGCTCAAATTATGCATAATCTGATTGTATTTGTCCTGACTGCCACGAGCGATAATAGTTATTGGAATACTGATTGTCCGACTAGTATAGTCCATACCATTAAATTGATTACCATACATGGCGGGGATATCGGTTGCTTGTTCGGCCATAGCTGGTGCACTTGGCAGTGTTACTGCTCCCATAACAGCTTGCAAATCATCGCGGCTATTTAAGCCAGCATATTCAAAATCATTTTTGTTCAAAATAGACAATTATATCACCATCCTTGTTTAATTTTAACTATGTAAAAAAGAGCCTTCTAAGGCTCTTCAATATATTAATACTAATACCCCATCATTTGACTATATTGTGACGTCTTCTTGGTATTTGACTTGACAGCATTAACCACGTCAGAGTTGGCAACAACTGCTTTAACATCTCCTTGGCCAGTGACCAAAGCATCTAGTGAAGCTATAACCCGCTGTTTGAATGCTTCGTCGGAATCAATCTGGTCGTTACCGGTATTTATCACATTAGCGCCATCTTGAGCTCCGAACTTAGCCATTATCTGTTGCATAATTTGGTAAGCCCGTGAACGCTTAGATAAGTCCATCGGAACTATGGCTTCTGGCAAGTTGCCTTCAAACAATTTGTAAACGCCCGCTTTGTTTCCGAAACCACCATTCTCAAATCCTTTAATATAACGATAAACAGCTGACGCCTGACTTTCGCGAAGACCACCGGTGCCGTTCATAGCACCACCTGATTCCCACGTTGCAAAGAATTTATATGCGGCTTCTGTTGGATTGGTCATACGTAGAACAGATTTTAACAAACTACTCTCACCGGGCTCGTTAAGAGCGTAATTAATTTGACCAGCAGCTGAGTCCCATGCGTATCCATGTTTTCTAAGCCAGTTTCTTAACGCTGTTTCACGAGTGAACGTCCATTGCCCCAACCCAGTACCATGATCAAGTGGATCAATGGCATTAGGGGTCAAGTTTGATTCGATAACCCAGTTTCCTAGAACACCGGCAATACCACCATTATTTGAAGCGGGATAGCCATGTTTAAATGCTCTAGCCAATTCTCGTGCGCGGGAAGCAACACTGCCGGACAGCTTAATGTTGCCAACTCCTCCACCGAAGTTGTCAGCTAAATCAGAAATAGCTTTCGCAAATCCCTTTAAAGCTCGGTCAACTAGTCCTTTACCTAAATCATGGCCGATTGAACCGACTCCTGGAGTTTTGGTTGGATCAAATGTCTTTAAAGCCATTGACTTTAAAGTTTTCAATGGGTGAGTTATCTTAGACAATGCATCCATTGCTTTATCACTAACGCTGTCGAAGATAGAAGTAGCACCGCTCTTAATTTTCTTTAAAAACGACGCGATATCAATAGTGCCTTTAGCATAGCCAGGAAGCGTATGTCCTAGGCCACCGTTAAAAAGCTTAGCAGTATCACCAGCATTAAGAATCTGATCACCAGGTTTAACATTAACCACTTCAGCACCATTCATACCCAGAAATGACACTTTCCCATTGTCTCTATCAATTTTAGCCTCGACACCGCCTTCACCAACTAAAGCTCTAGCAGTGCCAACAATACCGCCGGAAGCATAAGCTCCCATCGTTACTGGAGTATAACCTGATGGATAAGCACCAACATTGATTGGTTTAATACCAAATCCTTTAACTAGATTACTAAAGAAACTAGTAATGTTTTTCCAAATACTATGAATACCGGAGCCTTGCTTATCGGCAGCTTTCATGGAGCCGTTGGCTTGCTTAACAGCATGCCCCAAAACACCTTTTGACTGTGACTTGGCCTGATCAACTACCGAACTGTTTTGATCCTTAGCATGTTTAACAACTTGTGATCTTTGCTTATCTGCGTCATCAGTAGTGTGCTTGTACTGACGATCCGCATGTTGTTCAGTTTTGTTTTCCTGCTCTAAAGCGTTGTCAATTGACTTTTGTTTTTGGTCCTTAGCTTTACTAATAATAGCTGCACGTTGCTTCTCGGCATACTTAGAATTACCAGAATATTGATTTTTAGCAGCATCAACTGTTTTACTATACTGGCTCTTTGCTTGACTGATTGCCTCGCTAGCTTGTCTTTCAGCTGCTTTTATAACCTTATTGTGTTGCTTTTCAGCCACAGAAACACGATCTTTATATTCTTGGTTTGCCAGTGAGACTGTCTTTTTGTACTCTTTATTCGACTGTGAAATAGCATCATTTGCTTGTTCACGAGTGATTTTCTCCTTGCTCTTGGCAAGATTTCTCAAAATATCATTCTGCTTATTAGCAGCTGACTTTATCTTTCCCGTTAAAGTTGTGTGTAAACGGGCTTCTTGTGCAGTAGTTTCCGTTGCACTTTTAATCCGGAGTTTATCAAGAGCGGCTGACTTTTTGTTTTCTTCAGCCTTAATAGCTGCTTTCTTTTTAGATATGTCTTTCTGAACAATAATCGAGTTGGCGCCAAACCGTCGTTCGTCAGATGCTATTTTAGCATCCCAGCTAGAACTAGTTTTTCTCTCACTAGCATTCCATTTACTAATAATACTTGCTTTTTGCTGCGCATAATACTTCGCAATAGCGTTGCGATCAGAAGCTGACATTTTTTCAAAACGATTTGTCTCACTATCATTCTTTTTAATTGAAGCTAATTGCTTTTTATACTCCGCATCGGTTAGCATACCCGCTTTATGAAGTACGTTCACATCATTTAAATCTTGCTTCTGCTTTTTAGAATAATAGGAACTATACGCCTTACTTAGATCACTCAGTGAGTGCTTAGTGGACTCTGTCTTAATCTTGGGAGCTTCAATGGTCTTCCCTTTTAGCGCATCACTAATTCTTTTAACAATCGTATTTGCAGTTTTAGTACCACCAACACCATCACCAATGCTTGCTCCTAACATTGCTCCCGCAGCTGTTCCTGCTCCCGGGATAACACTTCCAAGGGCTGCACCAATGCCGCCCCCGATAAGTGTTCCAGCTGTTTTACCAGTTGCTTTATATTTATCAGACGCCTTACCGGAGCTAACTGCTTTCGCAATGCTACTACCAGCGTCCCAAGCAGTCATGGCTAATCCAGCACCATTGATAATCCTTGTACCAATTGTTCCTCCTAGCAATGACCATTTACTGCTTTTAGCAATTTTTTCAGTGTTTTCCGCTTCAACTGATATAGAGCTTAAATCAGCGCCTATATTCCCAGCCTTTCTACCTTTAACTCTTCGATAACCAGTTCCAATATTTTCTTCACTGGCCGTACTTAGTTCAGCATTAGTTTTAAGAACCGCGTTTTGTTCTTCTAAAGCCTTAGTTTCTTGTTTAATCCCTAGAACTTTTTCAGCCCAGCTGACAGTATCACTGATTTTTTTAAAAGTTGACAGAACTGAACTAGTCTCTTTGACGGCTTTACTTGTTAACCACCATGCTGCTCCAAATTTTGCAATGGTTTCTGTGTGCCCACCAACCATACTGAGTAATGGCTTTAAAAGTGCATTGGTTATTTTAAGCGATTCAATTAACGTTTCAAAGCCCAGACCACCCAAGTTTTTGACAGTTTTGAAGAAATCAACAATTTCCGGAGCATTTTTGGCAATGGAGTCAGAAGCTTTGGTGACACCCTTGGCCAAGTTATCCATTGCATCATTCATTGCTTTTGGTGCTGACTTGACATCAAAGGCTTTAGCAAAAGCTTTAGTAATCGTGCTAATACCCTTTTCTGCCGCCACACCGACCTTATCAAACTCCTTGTCAGTCCGTTTGTCAGATACCCATTTTGAAACTGCACCATAGATTGGATTTTGAGCGGTTAAAATTGGCTTTTCAATGTCACCAATTAAAGCTGGAACACGCGCTTTGATTGTACGTTCCATACCAACCATCGTATGTAACATGTTGTCGGCGGCTTTATCGTATTTTCCAGATCCAAGTTGATTGAAGGTCTTTTCAATATCTGATGCTGAAATTTTTCCTTGTTTGGCCATTTCACTTAAATCAGCAACTGTTACTTTCTTACCATGATTGACTTGGGTTTCGTACTTGGCCAACTGTTCACGGAACATCGGGAAGTATTGACTAATTTGGTTCAGCATACCAGCATTGGCTTTACCGCGTGATAAGCCGTTGACCATATCTTGGGTAACCGCCTGAATTTGTTGGCTATCTAAACCAACAGCGTCAGACATGTTCAGCATGGATTTGGTTAGTTCATCTGATTCTTTTTTATTGGAATGTAAGTGATAAAAACCTTGCTCTAGTTCATTAACAACATCTACAGCTTGACCAGTCTGAACAGACAAGTCGTTGATTGTTTTAACCATTGCGTTAGATTTGCCAACCGTACCAGTTAAAGTCAACCAGGTGGCCGTCATCTTTTGCTGCTCTTTTTCATATTCCATACCAGCGCTAATAGCTTCGTGAATATGTGAAGTAATTGATTGAAAAGCGCTCGTAATACCATTGGCAACTAAATGAGCACCCAGAATTTTGCCAAATAAATGATTGGCCTTATCTGCGTGCTCGTTTACTCTATTTAGCTGGCTAATGACTGACGTTAATCCTGACTGTGGCTTTTTGCTTAATTGCTCATCAAGCTCTTTCATCTTAACCCGAGTTTGGGCAATTTTAGTACCTAATTCGTTCACCCTAATCTGTTGTTCTTTGAACTCTTTAGAACTGTTACCACTAGCACTCGCAATCTTATTCAGTCTGCTTTGCTCAGCCTCTAGTTGCTTGTTAAGCTCATTATAAGACTGATGTAACCCGCTAGCCTTAACTTTGTTGGCTTCAAACTCGTGGCCTTCGGCTTTTAGTTTGGCTACATATGAGTCTGTTACTTTGGCTGATATTTCGGTTGCATCTTTTAATTGTAAGACACCACTTTTTTGCAGATCAAGTGACTTCTGTGCTCGTTCTTGTTGCCCCTCTAAACTGGCGATTGAGCGCTTTGCAGCGTTAATCTGATTTTCATATTTAACATAAGCTTCTCGGCCTTTTTGAGTGGTTTGGTCTAATCCGTTTTGCTCGCTTTTGAGACGCTCAATTACTAATCGTTGTGCTTCAATAGCTCGGCCAGCATCTTTGACTTTACCCGCATAAGCCGCCATAATACCTTCACCCGAACGGATTTCAGCAAAGTTAGCTTGCATACCAGATTTTAGTAATTTTGCTTCATTCTTTATTTCTCGCAACGTGCGAGTCATGCCACCATCGTCCATGTTAATGGCGAATTCGTAGCCTTGAATTTTCTCTGTTGCCATACTTTGCCTCCTTTACAACGCACCGATTTGACGTGCTAATTCGAGCGGATCTTGAACACGGTCTTTACGTGACTTGGCATTCAATGCTGTTTGCATTTCACTAAATGAGCTTTGATAAAAGTCACTAGGCAATATGCCTTGTGAAATCAATTGATTAGCGATGTAATCGATATCCTGAATAAAATTATCAAGCTGCCAAATCATTCTGGCTTTGGCAATTTTGGGTCTTCTTCCTCTTCCTGATCGCTGCTGTTGCCTACAGATGGTAATTCTACTCCCAAGAATTGTTTTAAACAGTCATTAAAGAAGTCGTATTCGTCGCTAACCGAAAATTCCATGGACATGACACGTTTCTTTTGCGAAGCATTTAGTTCCAATAAATCACAGGTCGTTTCAGCCACAACCTTTGCAAGCTTAGGTGTTAATTCGACTACACCTGTAATGCTGTCCTCAGTTTCTTCAGTAGTCTTGATGAACTTCTTATATGCTTCGGCCATTTTTTCAACATTTTGTCCACTATCAATCAACGTATACTGCGTGCCCGTCCCAATTTTCTTGCCATCAAATTTAACTGATTTTGCCATTATTTATATGCCCCTTTGTGTATTGTTTATTATCATTTATTGTGAACCCGTGCTTAGAATGCGCTTCTCAGCATGTTTAAAAGCCGCCCCTAGCGGTATTGTGGATTTATTTTAGGCGACCATAATTATCATTTATTACTGGTTGGCGCAGATGAGTCACTATCATTTATTACTGGTTGGCGCAGATGAGTCACTATCAGTTTTACTAGTCTGTGAGCCTGTGTCAGTTGTAGCTTTATTGACCACTGGTGCCGTTACTCGCGTTTTTATAAAACGTTTGTCCAGGAAATACAGCGTCAAACATCGCTTGCTTATCAAATTTAGGATCCGACTCAGCATATACCTTGTATGGTTGGCCGCTGAATTTATCATAGTTCAAGGCGGTAAATGTCAAATTATCATCGTCACGAGTTTCAGCCGTATCCGTGTTTGTTTGAATGTTCTGGCCAGCTTCGTTAAAAATCCCACGACCAAAGCAGAAATAAACAGCAGTACGTGTCACTGGTGAACGTGACTCAATAATAAGGCCAGCTTCAACGGGTGTGTCAGAATCAATGTAACCACCTTTACCATCTGATACCCGGCCTAATAGTTTTTGCTTGACAATGAAATTAATTTCATTTGCGTCGATTGCCACTGACGGTGCCGAAGGTGGATTAGAAACATCCACAACTTCATTGTTGCCAGTAATCTTAGATACCGTCCCAGATAGCCCGGTAATGTTAGCAGTCTTAGTACCCAAGTTACCGTTTGTTTTGCTAGTATCAATGGGGTATACCCCAGCGGCCGACAACCCCTTATCTGCATCAATAACCGTTGACCCGTCATCGGCTTTAATACCGGTGTATAACATGTTTAAACCTAATGTTGCCATTTAAATGGCCTCCTTTATATAATTAAATTTCAAAGTGTTCGTGATACTTTCTGAATCTGGTGTTAATGTCTGGCCAGCATCGCTATAACAACGAATATCATTGGTCAATAGCACTTGTTTTAACCCGGATTCGATGGCATCCATATCGCCCAAGTAATCTTTAGGATAATAGAGCTGTATCTGGACTTGCTTCGTTGATTGGAATGGAATCCCATTGCCATAATCTTGACTACGTTCAGGTAACCCGCTTATTACTACAATAGGCTCGTCAGTTGAAGTATCGTTAATTGGAATAAAAAAGCTATGGATATGTTCCACAGCTAGTTCTGGTATTTCATTAATATTTGCAACAATTATGCTTTTAATAAAAGCTACCGGCGTCACTTGCCCACCTTCTTGTCCATAGCAGTCTTTAATTGTTCAACAACTGCCTTGCCAACTTGCCCTTTTGCTTCACGCTGAGTAGTCTCCCAAAAGTGTTTCCCGGAAACATGGCTGTGTTTGGAACCATTACGGTCAACAACGTCCCAGCCATCATTTTGAAAACGTGCAATGTACCCTTTTTCACCTTTGGCTGTAAAACCAACGTTAACCGAGCCATTAGGATGATCTACAGCAATTAATGAATCACGTAGATGTGCTTTCTCAGCATGGCCATGTACCTTGCGTAGTTTTCCTACCGGAATCTTAGGCTTCATAATTTTAATGAACTGATCTGCTCCAGCTGCATTAGCTTTAAGCTTTTCTTCACGTCCAAAGCCTTCCACCATAGTATCTAAAATATGTTCAAATGAGTCTGCATGTTTAATCTCATTCGCCACGCCCGATCACCACCTTATGACAAGTTATGAGGTCAAAGCCATCCGGTGGTAAACCATCATCGTAGGCCACATCATCAATCTGGTAAACATCCTGATGATTGCGTCGTAATTGCATGCCGGTAGTTATTTTTAGATTATGACGCACAAAGTAAACGGCATTCTGTTGCGAGGTGTCACCATTTAACGCTAACCTTTGCTGAAACGACAATGACCATTCGCCGGCGTACAAACTGAATTGAGGGACAAAATCAGTAATAGGATTACCCGTATTAGGGTTAACTTTTCCAGTAGCTGCCTGAGTTCCAAACTCCAATCTAAAATTCATTCGTGCAGGATTAATTGCTTTCGTCATTTGTCCCCGCCTCATCTTGCTTTTGACTATACAACCCTCTGAGTTGACCAATGATTGAGTCCACGACCAGATCAACTGGATTAACAGCGATGGCTGTAATCGATGTTCGATAAGTCCAATATGAACCAGCTAAGGCGTAAACAGCCGTTTCAAATAAGTCATTCACGCCTTCCATTTCATAGAACCCTAGAACACTATTGTCGTCCCCGATGGCCTGTTTAATGTAGCTAGTGGCTGCAGACAAGTAACCTGTTAGCAGCTCATCATCATCATCCCCGTCAATTCGCAAAGATGATTTCAATGTTTTTAAATCGGCTGCCACTTTAATCACATCCTTGCTTAGCCGCCCAGATTGTCACTGTACTGTTTATTTATTGGCGACATAGTTGGCTAATTACTTCCCGTCAGTCGTTGTAGCAGCGCTCGCCGCAAAGTTGGCCGTTTGGTCAGCGATTTTACTGAACGAGCCTGCAACAAAGGCTTCCGTATCAGTAGCTTCAACATCAAAACGATCAATCACACGAATCTTAGTTTGATCCTTTTCAAAGGCGCCAGCTCCGATATTAGTCGTTAACAATGACGCATTTTCTCGGTCAAATAAAGTAACCGCTTGTGATAAGTCACCATAATACAATGGATAAACTGGCGCCGCTGCTGTCCCAGCATTTGGTAACCACTTGTCAGCAATCATAACCACTCGCTTACCGCGGACAAGCATGCGGTCCGGCTGGGTTGGATCTGGTTGCAATAGGTAATTTCCCATAGCGTCCTTAACCTTGCATAACTCATTGCATCCTGACGTGTTCGTCAACAAGAACGATGTTGCCTTAATTGCTGGGTCAACAGCCGTGTTGATCATATCAATGATGTCATCAAACTTAGCTAAGGTTGGCTTCTTTGGTGCGTTGTTCATGGCTTCGATGATCTTAGCGTTGCGGGTAACGACAACCTTCTTGGCAATCCATTGTGATAACCAAGCTAGAATATTATCAGCAGTATCTTTGAGCAACGAATTAGTAGCCGTGGTAATGCCAGAATAACGATGGATTGTGTATTTGATAATGGACAAACGTGGATCATCGTTGTCACCAATCGTGGCTGTTTCATCATCTAAATCAGCCAGCGGAGTAACGTCGGTCCATTTTTCCCACACACGTGAACCCGTTTGTGTCGTAACGGCTTCCCGATTAACATACTGTTGTAATGAGTCGTACTGGCGAACCAATGTGTTAATGGCTGTTTGAATATCTTGAGGAAGAGTCAAACCAATTGCATTGCCAGCTTCGTCGGTAGAAGATGTTACCAAATTCATAACTTTCGGGTCACCTTTAATCATGCCTTGGAAGTCCTTAATGAACTTAGCTTTGATGTCTTCTTCGTCATCATCAAGCGGGGTCTTATTCTTATCATCCATATTGGCAATCTTTTGAGCCTTACGTTCTTCTTCCAATTGCTCATGCAAAGCATCACGCCGGGCAACCGCATTGTCGCGATCTTGTTTCATTGCTTTAAATTTTTCTTGATCAAAGCTGTCATCAAGGACAGCAGCATTTAACTTGTCGTTCAAGTCTGATACCTTTTGCCCTTGGGCAATCCAAGCATCATTGATTGTGTTGATATTAGCCATTAGTTGGCCTCCTTTTGATTTTTTCCAAATAAAATAGCCAATTTGCTGTTTCGTAATTCAGCAGATTGACTATTAGTAGTATTTTCTTCTTTAGACGGCTTAGCTTTATCCTTATCCGCCTTGTAAATGAGATTCAGCAACTTGTTGACTGCAGATTTAGGTGGAATGTGTGAAATAGCATTCACCGGTTGCAATTGTTGATCATTAGCAAACATAATTTCGTCAGCGAAGCCTTTATCAACCGCATCACTGGCTGTTAACCATGTTTCATTTGCCATTAGCTGTAGCAAGTCAGCTTGCTCCATGCCAGTTTTAGCTTCATAAGCACTGGCAATTGATTGATCAATGCCATTTAAAATACTGGCTTCATGCTCCAGATCGTCAGCATTACCAGCTGGTTGTGACCAAGCCTTATGGATCATAATCTGAGCAGTTGGTGAAATGTTGATGTGATCGCCAGCCATAGCAACCACGCTTGCCGCACTAGCGGCTAAGCCTTGAATATTAACTGTTACATTGCCAGCATAATTCTTTAGCATAGTGTAAATCTCACTAGCCGCAAAAACGTCGCCACCATTGGAAGCAATGTCAACTTCAAGTGCTTCATCATCACTGTCGTCATCATCAGTGTTGCCACTGTCATCATTTAAAATGTCAGCAACACCCGAAGGTGATACTGCTGGCATTCCAAAGAACTGATAGAAACCGGCTGTTTGATCATCAACAATATCGCCTTTAATCATCACTTTCTTTGTCATCATTATCACCTCCTTTTCCTGATCGAATCACAACTTGTTGTGTTGGTGACTTTTCAGCTGCAGGCATTTCATCTGGGAAATAGCCTGTTTGTTGTAAAACCCAAGTTGCTTGATTATTAGCAATTGTGCCATCTTTAGCTAGCCCTGATAGGGTAGCTGCAAACGAGTCTCCCAATGGGTCTACAGCAGTCCGTATATTGGCCGTAATCTTAGCATTAAGCTTATTATCCAGTTCAGCTAAAATCGCCTGTAAATAGCGATTAAGGGCATTAGTGTACATACCTTTGATTTGGTCGATATTACTTTGTTGGTCACCTTGGCCATTCAAATAGCTATCAGGAATGCCGAAAACTTTAGCAATTTGCTTACTCGTCCAATCTGTTTGGCTTAACAGCTTGGTAACATCGGCTTTCATTTCTAATGGTGTATACTCTTCCAAATCATCAAGAACAACTGGGCCGCCGTTTGAATGATTAACCTGACGAATAAATTCTCTTGAACGGCTTATTTTCATTTTGGTTGTTAGTAAGCCACCACCTTTTTTAGCTGTTAAAACACCCGGAGCACTGATTGATCGCGCCAATGCGGCTAATGTTAAATCGTTTGACGAATTTTTAATTTGAATCTCATTCGATAATGCTTTTAACGGACTGTTGCCTGTCTTGCCGCCATCGGTACTAGCCCAGCGAATGTGAATCATGTCAGACTGTGGTACATATTGTAAGACACCTAATTGTGGCTCATCGAAAGTAACTGTATAGGTTAAGCCACTGCCATCATCTAATAAATAAGTTTGCACTTGGCTTGGCCGTAGATATTCCCAACGTAGATCCAAGCCATTGGGATTACGCCAACGGTACGCGAAACATTCGCCACCCAATAACAATTGTGAATACATAGACTGCCAAAACGTGTGCCCGTTAGCGGTCGTACTAGGATTGTTTAGAATTCCTTGTGCTCGTGGCATATTAGCCATTAATTGAACAGTGGCCAAGTCTCCAGATATTTGGTTAACCGCTGAATAAATATCTGAATTTTTCAAAGCATCGTTAGCACTAACATACTCATGACTACCAGTTGGCGTTAGAAAGTTAACAACGTTATCATCTTCAACCGGTACACTTTGAATACCAATCGAATTATTAATCGTCGTCGGCGGTTTAAAAAATGGCATTGTTAATCACCTCCTTTTTGACCAGCTGCAACGGCTTCAGAAAGCCAGCCAACTAAGAACAAAGCTACCGCAATTGCTAGGGCACCCTGGGCCTGCCCAAATAAAAAGGCTGCATACACTCCAGCAATCATGCCTAGAATGAAACACAGCACATCAAAGTAATGCCAAATGGTAGCAAAAAGTTGTTTAAAAATCATCAATATCATCTCCTAATAGCCCGGATTCTGGATTGTTGTACCACTCTAACGCTTCCTTATCTGTTAACCGATCAATTACTGAACCAGATCTATCTTCAAGTGGACCGTAATCCTTGAAATGATACATTGCTTGATATATTGCATCAATCAAAGCATCAACTACGTCAATCTTGTATGTTGCTTTAAGCTTGTCCACTTGCATACCAATTTTGTCTTCATAAGTTTCAGCATTGAGGAGCGCCTTTTTTAGAACAGGATCTGCTAATAAAGAAATTGAACTATCGGCGAATCTTTCCTGTAGGAATTTTGTTGGATCTCCAATTTCAGACGTTCTTTGCGCAACATCAAGCAATGGCCAATCAAAATTGGCATCTAAAGTTTTAACAAGATCTTTTACTCGATAGTCTCCCATACGATCATATCCAAAAAACTTAACCTTTAATTGGTTATGTTCAACAAAGCTAACCAGCCAGTCATAGACCTGTTCGACATTAATCAAGCCTTGTGGGTGTGCGGTGATTGTACAGAATCCTAGCTTGACCATATCACGGTATTTAATTCCATCTTGTTTTTCTTTAATATCAATTGATCCAGCTTGCCGCCAAGGAATGAATGAATGTTGCATGATAAACCATTTTTGTTTATGTTTTCTTTCGTCAATATATGGAAACACAAAAGCAAGCGCCGTATTATCTGAAAACATTGAACTGTCAAACCCAATATAGACATCTTGACCTTGAATCGAATAATTATTGATAATAGACTTCTCGACTTCACTGAGCTTCAAATATGTAGCCGACTTTAACTGCATCCATATATTTAAATTTCTATTTTTGAAATCATTAATAGTGCCGTCGTTCAACTTATTATCTTTTTCAGTCTGCAGCCCTTTTACCATGGTTTGATTGTCTTTAATCATCAAAATTGGATTAGACTTAATCCACGTTTCAGGCTTATTCAACTCATCAGGGGAATCTTGTTCCCACACTAGAACTAGAAATTCATCACCAGATCGTAAGTAATCCTTTTCCATAATTTCTGTCATGCGTATTTGATCGTTATGGAACGGAACCGTTGGGTCATCATACGCTGTAGAAATCTGAACGAACTGATGGTTGGGTGTTTGTACTTGGCCTGATGTTACCTTACTAAAATTGTCTGTTGTGTAATGCTTATCCCCAGCCTCATCAGCTACACAAAACAAGAAATGATAACTGTCAAATTGGCCCGATTCATTAGACATTCTTAGAATATTGTTCTGAGTTTTATTTCCCTTTACTTGTTCAGATTGAACATCAACACCGTATCTATCAAAGAATTGATTCTTAAAGGCTGCCACTTCTTTTAATTTATGGCCAAACATCTCTACATAGCGCCAGCCCTTTTTAGCTTGTGCTGCGACTGGGCCAATATAAGCCAAGTCTTGATTAAACTTAGAAGCCGCTTCAATCATATATGCATACCAAAGCATGATATTGACCAAATAGGTTTTCCCATTTGTCCGGGCAACTGACAGTGAAACACGAGTAAAACGTTTATGGTTTAGTTCATCTCTCCAGCCGATCATTAAACAAAGAATTGCTTTTTGCCATAATAGAAGTGGTAGTGGAACCCCAGCGTTAACATCTGGACAAAGCTTAGCAAAATTCAGTATTTTTCTGCACTCACTCAAGTCATAGTGATAAGGAAAATCTATGCTCCCTGATTCAGATCGCTTTAAATCTTGTAAGTGTCTAAAACAGGCGAGTTTCATTTTATAACCTGCCAAGATCTCGCCATTAAGCACTTTAAAAGCATATTCAGTAGCTGGATCATGGTATTTTTTTACAATTAATTCATAGTTTTCACTTCTATAAGCGCTGATAACATCTTTATTCTTAATTTCAATCTTCGTCATTTTCATCACCATTCAGCAAATCAGCAATTGAAGGTTCTTCCTTGCTCTGATTAGCAAGTTCAGACAGATTTTGACGCCCTTTTGGCGATAGTCCTAGCTGCATACCTATAGAATTTAGCAAGGTAATTGAATCTTTTAATGTTCCAACTGCCGGATTCTTCTTAAATCCAACGAAATCCTGACCAACCACTGCACCGTAATTATCCTGCAAAGATTTGAACACTTTAGATTGAATGCCATTTTCTTTAATGTCTTCATATGCTTCACGATATATTTCATACTGAGAACAATAGTTTTCGACTAAAAATGAGTCTATTCTATGCACTTTGTCAGTAGTTTCTAAAAAAGGCACGATTTTTCGCCAACAGCTGGCCGCAATAGCCCCTAATTGAACTGGCGGATCCTTGGATAGTTTCCCGTCATTCTGCTGATAGAATGTTTTTTTCATTGTCAAAGATCCTCCTTCCCAATTAGTGCCTGCCCCCCCTATGTTAAAATTCAAAAAATTGATTTTTTTGCAAGCTAACGCCAATGTGTGTGCTCTTCCTGGGACGTGTTAGGGGGCGGGGGTTGTTTTAATAATCATCGTGACTAATTGCATTAATAAATTTAAAGTTGCTTAAATCAAACGATATGAGCTTATAAATCAATGAGGATTGACCAGTTTGATTTTTCTACCAACTGATAGCCTTTGCTTTTTAGAACCTGTTCTAACTTTCTCTTTTGGCTGGGATTAAAGCTGATAAGATCAACATAAGCCTTATCATCATTCTGCAAAGCAGCTGTTTCAATTTCACTCTTAACATGTGCAATTTGTTTATCGGTTAGTTCCTGTTGCATTGCTGATTTAATTACTTCGTGGTCAGGAATCTTATCATATCTATTCGTCATGACTACCACTATCCTTTCTATTGTCCTATCATTTGACTAAGGTGTTCGCGTTTAAGTTCTGATTGCTTGATTGCTTTGACAACTGTTTCAGTATCAATGGTTGCGCCTGATTTACCAATAAACTCAAGCGGCGCAATAGACTTATCAAGCACAACGACATCTTCAGCCGTATGAACTTGCTGACGCCATTGTTTTCTAATAGCGTCCTTTGTCTTCATATCAACAAAATTGTCAGCATTCACGCAAATAATCCACAGATTAATTGATTCAATATAATATGATTTCAATATCTTCACTCCTTATCCATTAACACAACGATTGCTGATACATCATTGATCGGCGTTACACTTTGCAACTCGTTGCCTTGACCAGTGCCATAGTATAATTGCTCCCAGTCCGTCTTAGCACGATGACAACTCCCACAGATAACAGCTAAGTTATCAACGTTAGCTTTCAGTGTTTCATCAAACTCAATTGGCACAATATGATCAACTGTCTTAGCAGGCGTGATAACGCCTTGCACTTTACAGTAAGCACATAAGTAATGGTCACGCTCCAGGACTCGTTGCCTTAGATGTGACCATTGCCTTGTCCGATAGAAGTTGTATTGTTGGCGCTTATCATCATTGCGATAACGTGTAACCGTATTGTACTTGTGCGTGTATTGCTTATCGTTACCACGTGCCCAACGTTGCCGACTAGCTAAGTACTCAGCTTCATGTTCATAGTGTTGCTGACAATAGTGGTCAGGAAATTCAACCATTGCATGGCAGTTAGGATAACGGCATCTTCTTGTCCTTGGCATGTTGCTTCCTCCGTTTCTTTTCCAAACTAAAAGCGCCATGCTTATTTGCACGACGCTTCTTTGATAAAGTAACTATGAATTATGATTAGCTTTTTTTTCAAGGTCTTGTTGCTGTGTCCATTTTTTTATATATTTAATATCTTTTTCTATCGAATTTTCTTTTCCTGCTGTATAACTACTTCTCAAATCTTCGCTAAAGATTATGCCAAAAAAGGTTACATTTTGTATAAGGGACAACACAAAAGAAATAGCAACTATTCCATTTAAACATAACAATATCCAATTATTCGATAAAAATGATAAAAACATCTGCGTGAAACTATATGAAACTGATGTTAATAACCCAATAGTTATGTTTAGTATTAAACATTTATAATTACTTCTATTTAAATTTTTTACCACGGAAAATGCAGGTAATGTTAACATTAAAATATACAAAGAAAAATAAATACCTGCAAATATGCTTGTTAAAGTATTGAAAGTATCGCCGACTTTATAGATAACTTTTCCAAGTAAAAATAGTATATTATTGTTTTGAAAGAGTAATACGTAAATAAACATAAGAACAATAGGAACAAAGACAAAATATTTTTTGAAATAACTATCTAGTAGGTCTTTACATGTGCTCAACCTCATTTTTTTCTAAACCTCCGTATGGATTTTCTTTGTAGTCAATATGATCATTGCACTGTATCAAATCATCGACATACTTATTTAGGTTATAAAACTTGGCTTCACTTGGGATCTCATTATCAGTGTACATCCCTTTTAACACCTCTTTAAGAGCTCCAAACCCAGTTATATCGCCAACATCTTTGAACATACTACTATCCTTAGATCCCTTTAATAAGATAGTTCGTTTGCTGCCATCAGGCATTTTGACATATACGTTCCCATTTATTAAACTAGGATCATCTGCATTAATTGCCTGCATAATGGGTATTACAGTACCGTTAACATCCCCTTTATAATGACCATTTTTAAAAGTTAACCTCATTATTTTGGAATCGTGTTGCTGTCCAAAATCTGTCCCGCTTTGAAGTAATGCACCAAAAATGTGTTGATGCTCATTCCAAAAGCTATTTTCATTGTAATTATTCGTACGTACTTCAATAGTAATACTTATAATTTCGTAATTTTGATTAATATTTTGAATATTTAGTTCAGAATATTGGGGTATTATTTCCAAAGCGTATTCTTCAGTATTACCGTCGTCAACTTCACTTATATACGCATTAAGAAATTCCTGAATTTTGTTTTTAGAGGGCCCAATTAAAGAGCTTTGTACAATAAGTAAATTATAATTTGATTCATAAGAACAAATTACTGGCTGATAAACGTCTCCAACAATCTCTTCAATATCGTCCGTTCCAAGATGTCCATTATAAGGTTTATCTTTCAAAAATTTTCCAATCCAAAAAATTCTATGCCCCCTATCAACAGCCTCAAACTGTGGCATTGAATAATATGACTTGTCTGCAAGTTTAATTGTACGCTCTAATGAAGTTCTATTAGAAATATAATCTAGTAATTGATTTATAGACAAATTAGTTTTTTTCCCATTTTTTGTTATAAAAACATTAAAAAATTTAAGATTCATGTTCAAAATCCTCCAAACGAATTTAACTTCATTATACAAAAACTCCCGCCAATAAGCGAGAGCCAGTTTGGAGATTGCCCGTTTTGGAGCCGCGGACGCGTTAAATGTGCTTGGCAGGGATTTGCACCCTACATGATGTGTGGACGTACTGGTTGTCAACCAACACCCGTTACTCGCACCTAACTATGCGTCTACCTATTCCGCCACAAGCACGTGTTACACAGTTTTAGCCCTCATGAGTGACCATGCTGTATAACAATATCGCTGGTAGGCCTCGAACCTACATCCCATTGTGGCTTACCAATTAGCCCACAGCGATTACCAGTCTGTAATTTGGAGGATTACTTCATGCACGTCAATCACATTTGGCATACTACCAATTTAGCACGATTGTAGGGGTCAAAAGTGCACGATTAGTGCACGTTTTTATATTTCATACAATCCAAACCCCTTAGCACAATCGTTAATAAAAGTTTTCTTTAAGTCGAACGCTTTTCGACGGCTAACATTTATCATGTGATTTGCAATTAATCCGTCAATTGTGTACTGCTGGTGTTTCTTAAAATATAGCTCATTTATAATTACTTCTGTATCACGGCCAACGCCGTCTAGACAATCATCAATTACTTCTCGCTGACGCTTCAATGTGTTAATGCGCCGATCATCGTCAATTGTAATGAGCGTATTTAACGCCGTATCTGGGTATTTGTATTGTGCCTTGCCACCTCCAACATTATCATCACGTGGTACAGTTGGATAACGTAATTCCTGTTCACGTTTCTCGATATACTTGTCAATTTTGGGATAATCGCGCAAAATATCTTCTACTTTTCTAATAGTTGAGCGTTTCACTACCAGTTCCCCTTTCAAATATTGTAGTCTAGCAGCGCACATGTTTAGGGTTGCCTAAATATATCGTGTGGTGTATATTATAGTTGCTTTAATTCCTAGCGTCGTATTCTCCTCAACAGATACGACGCTTTTATATGTTATACTGACAACGGTCATTCGAGTGGTCCTGTGACTGGTCGCCTTAGTAGGCGGCTTTTTGTTTACTATCGCGATTGCTCAACTCCGCAATGTCAGCAATGAAGTCCTGACCAATTTGTGCCTGTTGCTCAGTTGTCAGTGCCGCGTTCATTTCCAAGTTGGCAACTGTGGCTTTCATTTGGATTGCTTTGGCGTATTCGCTGTCAGTCATTTTTCTGCCTCCACCGCATACCCGTCTAGCCACGCCCGGGCCACGAAATTTTGGCATTCTGTATATTTTTTCTGGTTAAATTCATAAGTACCAGGTGTCAACGCCATCCAGTCTCGCATTTTTTCGGGACGACGCTCAGAACAAAGCATGTCACCAACCGAAGTACCATCGTGTTTGCACTTTTCAATCCAATCAGCTACTGCTTTAGGAACCACCGGCAACTCGGCGTACTCCTTCTTGAATACGCCGTCTGTGTCTGTAATCAGCCAATGTTTGCCATTGATACCAACTAATCCGCATTCTGACCCAACATCAAGCTTAATCATCGCCGCCATCTCCTTGATTAGTTTCATTCCAAGATACTTTGCTTATGGTAAGGAACAGTCATAATTGACGTGTTCTGGCCCTTTTCTCTGAAATGTTTCGCATCTTTTCTAGCGGCTTGTCTATTGGAATATACAGCTGCCACATCACTATTAATCATCAATATATAAGCCATTTTCAGTCCTCCCCGAACGCCCGCTTATTAATGTTGTACGGCTCATATTCCTTGACCAGTTGCTTATTATCCTGTGCTTTAGCTTTGTTTGCTTCGGCGTGTTCCTTCATTCGCCGGTGCTTCCGTTTAATCGTTGAACGCTTCTTAGTATGTTTAGGCATAACTCACAGTCCTTCCGGTACACGCTCTTTAATGTACGTGTCAAATTGCCGCTCAATTTTACGACTCTCTCTGGCTAACTGATACACTGTTGTAATACGTTCACTACCGGTCCGGATTAAATACCCACGAAGCCAGTGCAATGCGTCCTCGACATTCTTACAATGCGCTAGGGGTGCTTCTACTAGGCGATTGATGCCAGACTTATCATCATAGCTAGTTACTGGGTGGCCCTGACTGTCTAATGACATCCTGTTAACCTTAACTTCGTATTTGTCACTAGTCAGATGATACTGTCCAATTTTCATATCAATCATGTTTATTCGTCCTCCGTAATGTAGTATTTGTTTTCGTCAATCGCACGAATACGTTTATCCAGCCAAATGTTACTCCGTTTTAGCTCCCGAGACGTCCTAGTTTTACCCTGCTTGCCTTCCATGACTAATTTAATGGCATTATACTGGGTACGCGTAATCTCCGTGTAATCGTCTGATACAGCTTTGATTCCAGGCATTTTATGCAAATTGCTTAGTTTGCTTGGTGGCACGTTATCCATGCTGCCATATCTCGCTTCTAGCTTATGAATTACTTCCAGTTCTTTAGGCCAATTTTTGCTCGCCATAGGCTAACTTCCTTTCAAGCTCCTGCTCGTAATGATCATGTATCTCATTCGTACAATTTGGGCATGGTCCGAACGTGAAACCATAACTCCCAAGTGGTTGCTGAACAACTTTACTACCATGACATAATTCACAGTTCATACGCTTCGCACTCCTTCCATGTTGTCAAACAGCAATTGACAGCTAGTATCCTTGGTATATAAGCGATCGATTGTTTTGCCATCATACATACTTTCTAATTGCTTACGTGTGTTGTTAGTCGTAATGATGGTTATATGTTTGACTTCGTTATGATCAAAATCCCAACGCGCATTCGCCACTTGATACATTAGTGTCTGCAAATCTTTGTGCACTGGCTTGTAGAATCCTTTTTCGGTTGGTTTACCGCCTTCAGTACCAAAATCGTCTAAAACTAGAACATCAACGTTTTGCATGTCTTTTAAAACGTATAGTAACCGTTGACGTACGTCCGGTGCTTCGTATTTCTCATTTACCAGCCGTAGCAACTCAGCTGTTGAGACAAACATTGCTGTCTGCCCTACGCTCATTAGCTGATACATAATTGCTAACGCTAATGATGTTTTGCCAACGCCGGGTCCGCCTGCAAGCGCTACGTTGAACTGGTTAGTCTCTAATTGCCTAGCTAACTTAAATGCCTGATTGCCAAGCTCTCTAGCTTTAGCTTGATTAGGCTGTTTATCAACCTGCCAATCATTAAAGCTAAATCGTAGTGGCACGCCTCCAGACCAGACTGACATGCGATAGTAATACCGTTTCCGGTTAGCAACCACACCAGCGTTGGCACGGTCAATCGTTTGATGGTCCAATTCTTCTTTGGTTGGCAACTTAGTCGTGTCAATGCCTCTAGCCGCTACTACTTTCTGAATCGTGGCTTGATTGAATAACTTCGTTACATTTTCCATTAGCCAAACCAGTCCTTTCGTGTTCGTGGCGCAACATTAGTCGGGCGATCCCGTTCAGCCTGACCCATGAGCGTGTCATACTGCTTGCGTAGCTTCCCTGCCGATAAAATGTTTGCTTGCCAGAATGAATTATCCTGTGACCAATCTACTAGCCAATCTAATTTTTCATAATCACGATGATCACGTTCATGAGCTAGACGGATGTCATTAGCCCATTTCTGTAAGTTGGGTTCTTTGAAGTCATATTGCCGTTGCTTAATTCTGGTTAACAAATGGAGTGCTACTCGGTAGGGTGGATCATCGGGTCCATACTCGGTTTTTGAGTTGGGACGTTTATTATTTGTAGTCTCTGTAGTAGTCTCTGGTAATCTATTGGTATTGGTGGGGGCTGCCAGTCCCATTCCATTGGGACGCTCAGTCCCTATCGTTGGTACTGTCAGTCCCAATGCTGACCCCAAATTGTCTAATGCGTCATAATCGATTCTATACCACTTTGTACGGTCAAATTTCGCCTTGTTATAATTACCAGTGATTAATAATCCACGTTTTTCAAGGTCTTTTAAATATCGCTGAATAGTTTTTTCTGACAACCACGGAAACTGCTCATGCCATTTTGCGGCGCTATTATAAATCCACCTGAATCCATCTCTTACGTTATTAGATCTATTCAACCAATAATGAATTTGTTGAAGGATTAATGCCTTGTCGGCACTGTCTAAGCTAATCGCCAACGATGGCAACACTTGTAGTGGTGGCTCATCAATAAGTAGGCTTCTCATCTATATCACCTCAATCATATAGTAGGCATTCCACCCACCCGGTGTATTAGTCACTGCTGTGTTTTTTAGTTCAAGCCAATTCGTTTTAGTGTTTCTAAATCACATTTTTATCTTTTAAAGTCTCCAACAAAAATTTTCCGCCAGCCAGGCCTTCATCCGCATCTTCAAATTGCTGTTGTAATCCACCTAAGTAACCTTCTACTTCTAATAACAACCAGTCATATTCGTTAAGTAGTGCAATCTTTTCCTCATCGTCTAGGTCGTCAAACGAAACAATTTGTTGGCGTGCCTGTACTGCCTTGTAGGCAAAGTCAGCAGCACTTGTAGCTGCTGATAACTTTTTTTCTACACGATTAAGTTTCATTTCAAATGATTGGCATTCAGATAGTAAGTCCACCATTTATTTCAGCCCCCTATTAAACATCCACAGGTTCAAGCAAAATGCCATCACCATATTATCTCCAATTAGCTGTAATTCTGGAGTTAATTCTTGTGGATCGATTGATGTAATCCGTGCAATACCATAAAGAATGCAATCCTGTTGTTCCTTGTAAGGTAATTGATTATCCATAACTACCGTCCTCGTTTTCTTATAACTTGCAAACATTTCATTTTAATAGTAGTATGATAGCTAACCTTATAGGTTGCTTGCCCACTGCTCTTTCATGCTAATCCAGCAGTGGGCTTTTTTATTTTTTGCTTGCAAAGATTTTTGATTAGTAGTAATATAATTTTCAACCTTTGAATAGTTTTCTTGCTCCCTACTCTCGTATTCCACCTCAGTAGGGAGCTTTTTTTACTTGCCAATATTTAATCTGAGGTATAGTATTGTTCTACAGCATCTTTTATCTTTTCCTTGAATCCATTGTCAGTCCATGCTGGCAATGGACTTTTTTGCACTCGTTTCCACTCGTGGAGTGGTAAAATTGATACTTTTTGCATGATCATTCCTCCTAATACATTGGTGGCAATGTGAACGTCCATCCATCGTCGTTTTCTTCATCTGGCTCGCAAACGTTAATATCGTGTTCTTGCAATTCACCAATAAATTCTTCTGAATAGCCAAAGCACGGGTGCCGCTTAATGATTCCGTCTGTATCGTACGTAATAGCATTAATCAGCTCACGTTCATCTGTATGAATTGCGTTATACTTACGTGCTCTTAACGCGTGCTCAATGTCTTCTTCATACATATTGTTTCCTCCTAAATTCCAAACCAGTTTCTAATCTCTCGGCGCTTGTACCATACGGATGTTAGCGCCCAGGTTAATACCGCTACTTCTACCACGGCAATTCCTCCCAATGAGATTCCAAAAAGTCAGCCATCACGCTAGCCTTAAACTTCCAGGCGCTACCACGTCCCTTGTGAATTATTTGACCTTGTTGCTCCATTCTGCCAATCTGTCGGCTGTATTTTGGATTTTCAAGGATATTTTCTTTAATCCATTTAATCGATTTGTCTCCACACCAGATACGTAAATCGTCCATTATCCATGTACGTCCATGTGTAGTCTGATCCAGTAGCTTGTTATATGCATCTGTATCAACTAATACATATTTATCCATGTTTTTAACGTGCATCGGAACTGCCGCTACTTTCAATGCTTGCATAACACAACACCTCCTAATATGTTTTTTAACTTCTACTGCATTTTTTAATTTCAGCTGTATACTTGACTTATCCCAATTAATCGAGGTGATAAAATAATGGAAATTAAAATTAATACTCCAAAAGAAATGCCCAAGGATTTCAAAGTAATTGAGCAACGTGCTGATTTCATCAAGGCACGTGCTGAATACTCCAATGGGTTAATCCTAATCACTGAGCAAACCGCTGGGGAAACAACGCTTCACTCTAATTTCAATTGGATTAAACAGGCAGACGGATCCTTCACACCTAATTACGATTCTCCAAATAACAATTTTCAGGATCAGAACTAGTAATTTATCCTTTTGCTTCTAACAATAGCTTCTTTTGGGGTTATGGTTACTGAGCTGTTCCCATTCTTATGGGCTTCCGTGTTACTTGCGATAACATGGAGGTCTTTTTCGATTGCCCGTAATACATGTACTAGTTGTTTCAGTATTTTTGTCATATTGCTAATTCTCCTTATGCTGGCTCTTTGTCGAATTTAAGTGACGTCTGTCGAATAATCGTCTTAGTTGCTGTAGATGGCTCCCAATCGTTGATGAAGTCCATTACCATCTGGTAGTCCTTCTTGCGTAGCATTGACCGAGCGCTCACGTTAGCAATCTTCTTGATTCCACTGCCAATATCCTTGAACAGCTCACCTCGTTGTTTCTGTGTGATATGACCATAGCTATGTGCGACTTCCGACACGCGCTGATTAACACGCCGGTTAAGCGCACTATATTCAGGATTAGGAATAACTTGGTTCTC